AAAGCTGGAGCATACATTGTTGTGCCAGAAGGAAGTGTCATAACTGACATTACAATGTCATCTGGAAGCGTTATCATCTACAACCTGTAAACAATGCCAGCCATTCATAACGGAATAGGGACTACTTTCAGAAGCCAGGCTTTCGGTGGAGCACCATCCGTTAACCCTGACTTCGTATCCACATGGGACACCACGAAGACATCATCTGGATCATCTACATCAACTCAAGTTAAATTACCGCTTTTATCCAGTGGTATCTATAATTTCGATGTTGACTGGGGTGATGGTAATACAGATACGATAACCGTTTGGAATCAACCAGAAGTAACACATACTTATTCTTCAAGTGGCATATATACGATAACCATTTCAGGACAAATAGATGGATGGGCATTTGTTTATGGCGGTGACAGGTTAAAGATCTCTAACATATCGAATTGGGGTTCTTTTTCGTTCAAGGGCACTACAAATACATCAAGACATTTCGATGGATGCCAGAACCTGACAATAACGGCCGCGGACGCTCCTAACATCAACACGACATCTTTAGAAGCCAGTTTTAGAGATTGCGATTCTTTTACAACAGAAGATTTTTCTAATTGGGATACATCGACAGTTACTTCAATGTTACAGACTTTTCAAAACTGTAATAATTTCAATGGTAATGTTAGTGGATGGGTTCATAGTGGAGTACTAAATACTTCTACCATGTTTAGTGGATGTCCATTATTCAATAATTCCAGTGTACAATCATTTGATATGAGTGGAGTTACTAATATATCAAGAATGTTCAGTGGCGCAACCGCATTCAATCAAGATCTTGATATGTGGGATGTGGGCAATGTGACAAATTGGAATGAGTTTATGAGAGGTGCCTCTTCGTTCAATTCCTCACTTGCAGGGTGGACGGTTAAAGGTTCGTTCAATGAACTTGCTTTTGGTTCAACGATGACCAATTTTACGGGTATAGGTCTCGACACTTGGAATACGACAGGGCTTACCAGTTTGAGGAATGCTTTTGCGAATGGCCCAGTATTCAATCCTGATATAAGTGGCTGGGACGTTTCCAATGTTACTTCAATGGAACTTGCATTTACTAACTGTGATTCGTTTAATAGGGATTTATCTACTTGGGATATCACATCGGTAAGTAATTTCACAAACTTCATGGCTAATGCAACAGGTTTATCAACAGTCAACTATGATGCGCTGTTGGTAGGCTGGGAAGCGACACTACAGGCAACTTGGGCGGGAGGTACAGGATACCCATACACGATAAATATACACTTCGGAGGTAGCAAATACACAGGAGGAGGAGCGGCAGACGCAGCGCGAGCATCATTGATAACCAACTTCGGTTGGACAATAACAGATGGAGGATCAGTTTAAAAATAAGACATGAACAGCATAGTAAACCCACCAGTTAGAACATATTGGATCACTTTCGATGGTGAAGACAAGGCATCTGTATTAGGTTACGGATGGACAGACCCTGATCAACGGACAGACACCATTCATTTATGGGAGACCACAACTGACGAAGCCGTTTGGCTTGCAAGGCTGCTTGAATACGGTATCGTTCCTGACATTGATGAAAACGGCAACTTAGTATTATGAAAGCAGACCACACCATAGACGATTGGGGAGTCTTCAAAGACTGCGCTGTAAAATTCGGATCAAACTTCATTGACACGAAGATATGGCTGTTCACCTTTGTGGTAACACCTGTATTCACGTTCACCGAGAAGTATCTGTTCGCAGATTGGGAGTTCTTGAAGTATCTGACCGTATTCATGATGCTTGACCTTGTGACAGGCATAGCAAAGGCATTGAAGAATAAACAGGCAGTAACGTCTTACGGACTAAGGAGAACTGTTGTAAAGGCACTTCAGTACGGTGTGTTCCTGATAGTGGTTCACGGTCTTGATACATTTGAAGTGAAGGGAGAGTCGGTAGACATATTCGGATGGATAGTCACTGGAGCCTACTCATTCCTAATGGCAGTAGAAGGTAAGTCGATACTTGAGAACGTAGTTGAATTTGACGACAGGTTCGATATCGCATCGTTCATAGAGAAGATAATGAAGAGATGAAGAAACAGGCGATCACAACATTCGTAAGAAGAGGGAAGAAGAAGCTTCGAAGACACCGCAAAAGCGAGAACAAGCATAGAAGTAGTAAGAAGTACAGAGGGCAAGGGAGATAGCTTGAAGGAAAAGAAGATATGGTGTGAGTTGATGCCAGTCGAGTGCGACAAGAGATGCTTGACAACTGGAAAGTGCTCACACGCTGGCAAGTTGCCTAAGAAAAAAGATATAGAAGATGAGAAGTATCAATAAGATCATAGTGCATTGTACAGCTACACCAGAAGGAAGAGATGTATCGGTTGACACGATTAGAAAGTGGCACGTTGAAGATAATGGATGGTCAGACATTGGCTACCACTGGATCATAATGCTAAGTGGATCCATTGAAAAAGGAAGAGACGAGTCAAAGCCAGGCGCACACGCAAAGGGTCATAACGCAAACTCTATAGGGGTTGTTTACGTGGGAGGATGCGATAAAAATATGAACCCAAAAGATACAAGGACCGATGGACAAAAGGAGTCTCTCAGATGCTTACTTGAGGACATGAAGGTCAGGTATCCTAACGCTCAGATAATAGGACACAGGGACGTTTCAAACAAAGCTTGCCCATCATTTGATGCTAAAAAAGAATACTCATACATATGAACGACATTACAAAGCACCTTGTGAAAGCGTACCTACCCTACCTGATAGCATTCCTATTGGGTGTGATAGTTGCATGGAAGGGGTGTGGTGGTGAGCCGCAGGAGGTTATTACTAAGGTAATAGACAAGCCTATTCCGAAGATAGAATACGTTGACAGATTCAAGACCGATACGGTAAGATACGTTTCTAAACGTATCATATACGATACAATAGTACAGGAGAACACTGTAGAGCACATCGTTATTGATACAATGTATCTGATCGATACGCTGAAGATAGTTGAGGCTTGGCTAACGGAAGTGGTGCACTATGACACGACTGCACCATTAGTGGGTGGTGCACTTAGGTTGAGGTGGCAGAACTACCAGAACATGACGGAGAACCTACGCATTGACTATACGCCAAAGGTGGTGCGTGCAAATTTTGCACTTGGGGTTCATGGGAATGTGGGACTCATATCAGACTTCAACTCGTCATACACTCCACTCATGGGCATAGGACTACAGGCAACTATAAAGAAGACCTACTTTGGTGCTGACTATGGATTCAATGGAAAACATTACGTTGGATTAAGGGTCGGTAGGAACATTATCTCAAGATAGTTCGTATCTTTGGTGAATGAGAGCTTCTACATTCATTTGCACGAACATTGAGGAAATAGAGAGAATAAAAGAAGAAAATCAAAGGCTCGACCTTCCGTTTCCACAACAGTTACCAAAGCCAGAATACCAAGAATCAATCGGGTGGTTCCACCCAGAGGACATTGCACGAGCCTACACGAGGCACATTGATAGAACAGCCGTTGCAACACTCTTCTTTTCAGATGGAACATACATGGATGTCCGAATGACGAAAGAGGTGGAGGCCATGCTTGATGATCTATTTTAATAGACCGTTAACCCTATCAACTTCGCGGAGATCCTTGGATATCATTATGCCAGGGTCAACATCAAAGTACTTTGAGAAGAATACTATCTCAATGAGAGTTGGATATACTGCGTGTTCAACTCCCCATTCATACAGCCTTCTTCCTCTGAACTTGAGTCCCATTTGATTCATCCAGGTTATCATGTCCTTTGACTTGATCTTCCTCTTTTCGCAGAGATACATTATGTTGTCCTTGAACTGTCCAGCAACCTCCTCAGACCTGTCAAAAGCCTCCCTTGTCCATAACTGGTTACGGGACTGCATCTTCTGATATACCTCATCGGTTATCTTTAGCTTTATCTTTCTTGTGTACGCCATACTTAAAGTTAAAACAAAACCCCCAAGTTTGCAATGCAGGGACTTGAGGGAATTATAAACGATTGGTAAGTGCGCCCGACAGGGATATCCCTATCCGTTATAAGCGCACAAATCACATTGATATGCAAATATAATAAAAAGCCCCATCATTACGACAGGGCTTTCTAACTAATTGATAATCAAGTACTTACTAGAATGGCAGCCCAGAGTCATCATCCTCATCAATTCCCGCAGCAACTGGCTGCGCTTTCTTCTCTCCACCTCCAAGCATCGTCAGGTCACGAACCTTTATTTCGGTAGTGTATCGTGTGTTACCTTCCTTATCTTCCCACTTCCTTGTAGTGATACTCCCTTCAACGTACAGCTTATCACCCTTGTTAACGTACTTTTTAACAACATCAGCAAGTTTACCGTATACTACCAGGTTGTGCCACTCGGTATTCTCCTGCTTCTGTCCGCTCTTGTCGGTGTACTTTTCGGAAGTTGCAAGCGTGATGTTTGCGATGTTCCCACCTTTTGTTTCTCTTACCTCTGGGGCTTTGCCAACGTTCCCTAATAATTGTACTCTGTTTACTGAACTCATGTTATTTTGATTTGATTGATTTTCTAAGAATGTTCTCTGTCGCCTTGTCGATATCAAATGACTCAAGAGCCTTTTCAATAGTTCCTTTGCCTGACTCTATCCACTCAACGAGTTTGTTGTACTCTGCCGTTCCAGCTACTACTTTCTTCTTCGCTCCAGCACTTTTCTCAACTGGTGTTGGTTTTCTTGATGGCGATGAAGCGGCCTTCTGCATATTTGGGTTATCTGGATCAGCCTCGCTATCGTCAAGGAGAAGCAACCCATTAAGAGCGTACTTTCTGGCAAAGGATGATGCCGCCCCAAAGCACTGATCAACGGTCACCTTCTTTCTGTTCACATCTACAGCGGCATACCCAACCGAAGACACCTGCCAGTAAGTTGTAAATCCTTCTGATTCAATTAAATTATCGAGGTCGAAAATGGTAGCTGTCGACTTGATTATCGGATACGTTCCAGATTCAATGAACTCATCGGACAGGTTCAGGTAAAGATTATGCTTCTCGCAAAGAGGCTTCACCGCTTTAAGAATATCCTCCGCTGATCTGTAGTCGAACTCCCCGAAATCATTCCTTTTCGATTTCGGTACCTTGATCTCGTTCTGTAGTATTGTAAGCTTTTTCATGTCTCTAATTTACAATCATTAAATGAGATAACCTAACTCTCGGTCAATTTTTTCCAACTCTACGCCTATCAGGTATGAGTCTGGTTTTGGTATTCTTACATCGAGCATCTTGACGTTATTGTTCGCTCTTTGGTAATACCTCATGTATCCGTTCCCAGGGAACTCTATCTTCTCTACAGACTCCTTGACGAACTCGTACTTTATCTTGTTCTCAAGTTCGGTCTTTTCCTTGTCGAGCTGCTTGATCATTTCCTTTACGGTCTGGAGATGTTGTGCCTGACCAAGAAGCTCCTCGCTTCCCATCATTATCTCCTGCTCAACCTCATGTCTTTCTGAGAAGTATGCAGAGTAATTGCTATTCCCGTCTGGCTCTGGTTCCAAAGACTGTATGACCCCGATCCAGTCATTGTACGACTCCTGATCACCATCCTCCTTAGCTTGTTCGGCATGAATAAGAGCCTGTCTACCCTGTATGACCCTCTTCCAAAAGTCGTATGTCTTTTCGAGTATCATCTCAATGATCTGCTCGTTTCTTCTTATCGGGAATACCCTGAAGTTTCTTCCGTCTATCAGAACGGCTATTTCAGCGTAGTTGCACTCCATGATGAGCATCTGCTGATGCACCTGTATGATGTATGCGTCAGGAACACCATCGCTTTTCTTGAATACGAATCCGTTCATGGTCTTTATCTCAAGCGGAAAGTTCTTCGGTGCTTTCTCGTTCGAAATTGTTCCGTCATCGTTAAGTATCGGTGTCCCTTTACTTACAACCCTGTCGATGTTGCAGTACAGGTGTGGGTACTTTGGGTTCTGTATGAAACCAACAAGATGACGTGCCTGACGTATGATGTTCCCAGACATATGATTAGCAACGTAACCATCTGGAGTACCATCGTAATGTCTCCAAAGATCAGCCACATACGCCTCTTGCTGTATTCCGTGAAAAGCAGGAACGCTCGTACTCCTATCAGGCTCAAGCGTACCCACCTTCTCGTGGTATAATTCCATCTTAGTTGGTCTATAGTCGCTGTACCCGCAGACTATCGCAGCGGAGGATGCTCCGAGACCGTTCTTTCTGTACTCGAACCACTCATCGGTCCTGTCTTTGATTTTTGTTACCCAGCTTTTTTTCATGTTAGTTTATTCTGTGATGATTTAAATAACCCCATTCGCCTCCTTGTGTATCGTAGTGAAGTACGGATCCTTCACATGAAGCAATGCCACAGCGGTCTTGTAGCTGTGATAAATGGTTGCTCTGTCCCTTCCAGACAGAACTTTGCCTATCCTCGCCATCATCCTTGAGTCGTAGCCGTTCTTATTGACAATCAGGTATACGCACAGGTGTCTTGCGGCTACAGCGTCAGCCTTTCCCTTTGTCTTCTGCATGACCAGCTCTGGATTCATGCCTATGGCCTCGCAGATCTTTATGATGTCAGCAACGATTTCATCCTTGAACGATTCGTTCATAGTCTCAAACATCTCACTTCTCTGCCCTCTCCTGACCCTACTGCACCTGCCCTCTGAATAGTTCCATGCAAGGTTTTTTATCTGTCGAGATATCTCATCCACTCTCCTAACGGTCATGACCCTTCCTACAGAGTCATCGAGAAGAGGTTTGACCATTTTGTTCAGTAATGCATTCAATTCCAGTGTATCGTTCATCTCATCTCTTGTTGTATACCCATCCATCACCAAAACTTTCAAAGGATGGGTTGTTGTTCATCATTTTCCTTACAAATTCCTTGTCGGTGCCGTCATTGATCCTGTCCTGCAATAATACGCTATAATTTCCACGTACGATGTCATACGCCTCTTTTATTCCAACATATTTTTTGCCGTCAGGCACGACAGGAACACTATCATCAATCGCCTTGTTCTCGTCCTTGAACCAGACGCCTCGCATCTTCTGCTTCCATTTCTTGACCTGATTGCCCCTGCTATCCCTCCAGTAGACATGAGACGGTGACGTTCCTGCCTCATAGTACTCGAACGCCCTCTCAGCAACATCCTGTCTGTACCCATTACTTACGAAGTACTCAACAACCTCAGATAGTGTCGGGCGCATTCCAGTTTTTTTTCGGACATCTTCTTCTGGGGGTTGGTCATCGTTAGTTTCCACATCACCATCATCTACACATACATCTTTCTTCTCATTCTTATCTTTCTTATTATTCTTATTATTCTTGTTTGTTGCCCCTCGCTCGCCCTCGTCTTGCCCCTCGCTCGCCCCTCGTTTGCCCGTTTGCTCGCCCATATCATCTTCATTTGACTGGTAACTACCGTATTTACAGACAGTTACCATTGTCCCGTTGCTCGCCCCTTGTGTAACGATTTCGTTTGTGCTTTCAAGTTTTTTCAGAGCATTTCTAATTTGCTTTTCCGACAGTCCAGTCTCCCTGGAAAGCTTGCCAGTAGAGGTCAATAATTGTCCGCGACCTATCTCAATACCCCTCCACTTTTGTGGGTTATGGTTCGCAGAAAGTAGTAGATGAATGAATGTTACCTTGACATTCACGTCATCATACCACTCCCAATCAAGCAGGGATCTGTGAAGCTTCACCCACCCTATCATTTTGTCAGATCGTTTATCTGGTTCTGTATGTGTATTTCTTTCATAAGAGCCGATGAGTTTATCACGGATCCTATAG